CGGTGATTCAAAGTCGGTCACTGTGCCGACCACCACCACCACCGGCGCCACGTCGAGTGCCTCCGGTCGAGCGCTCACCTCCCTGGCCAACAAAGCCCGCAACCATGCGCCGGTCCTCACCCGCTTTAGCAATGGTGTTGTCGTCAAGCACAAGGAGTACGCCTTTGACATAGGCGGGTCGGCTACGTTTTTGAACCGGGAGCTCGCTGTCAACCCCGGGTCCGGGCTTATGTTCCCTTGGCTCTCCACCCTAGCCGTCAACTTCGACCAGTACTACATTCGCCATTTGGTGGTCGACCTTCGCACGGTGGAGGCGTCCAGCGTCAAGGGGCGTTTGGCGGCTGCTTTCGATTATGACATGTCCGACCAGAAAGTGTCCAACAAAGCCGCGTTTTTGCAGATCCGTGGTTCGTCTGAGGGCACCGCCTGGCAAAATGTGCAGGTGAAGCTTGACCCTGCCTCAGCTTTCCCTGAGTCCCGCAAGTATATTCGGTCGGTTGCAGTTCCCACCACCGACTCCAACCTGTATGATGCTGCCCGTCTCCAAATCATGACCGACCTCTGCGCCGACACTGGCGTCAACGCCGAGGTGTGGGTCGATTATGAGATTGTGTTGTACAACGCCAACTTGGAAAACGGCACTGGATCCACCGCTTTCGCTGGCGGCATGGGCGGCACCAACTCCACCAACAACCCGACCCTGGCCATAAACACCGGCATGTTTGGGACCGCGCCGCAGCTCGGCACTTTCACAGGGTCGAACCCGTACCTTGTTCCCGAGTATCGGTCCTCTACGTCTGTGTACGGTGGCGTTTCCTTCGCCGCCGGTAACTTATGGGTGCAACCGCCCGCCGGGGGCGCTTTGCTGGCCCGATCACTGCTCATCAACTACCAATACACGGGAACAGGCCAGACGACCACTGGGCCCACCTTCACGGTGTATAATTGTGCCGCACACACCTCGACGGCCATCGACACCAAGACCATTGCTGTTAACTTCAAGAACTCTAACGCCGCTGCGAACGCGGGAACGATCACCACGGGGTGGATACGCATTGACTTGCACACCATCTCGAGCAGTGAACCCGCCGCCTTCCAGATGGTTGACTCTACCCAGGCCACGTGCACTGCATCGGTTTGGATGGCGACTGTGATCCCGAACTCGTATATCGGTCGTGAGTTGTGTGGTGCCCCTGTGTGGTGTAACATCGTGAAAGGTAGCGTTGATGCCCCGGCCATTGAGGACATGTTCAAGGACCCCCAGGCGTCAAAGCAGGCCCACAAGACAGACCGTAAGGCCGACGACGACGCCAAGACTCGGGCTGATTCGACGCCATCCAGTGGCCTGTCGCTCGCCATGCCGAAGCTCCGCCGCGACTACATCGTCGTCGATCGGTAGGATGATGACGTCCGTGACCGTAAGGACCGCGAAAAGCGTTGAGGTTGCGGCGCACCACCACACTCACACCTGAACGTCCGTCAGTGCCCACTTGTGCTAATACGTG